TTCAAACCTTTAACTCATAAAGTATCCAAAAACATTAATCTCGAATTAATATCACGATATGATCGTGATAACTTATCCGGAGATGTTACAGAGAAATTGTTAATGACGTCGTAAATCGTTACTTCGCCATCAATTCATTTCTCTGAAACATTGATTAATGTTGAGATTCTATTTCTCATTCCATAAAGAACACCAGAGTAAACTAAATGTTTTCTCTGATCTTCGGGTAATAAATCAAATTTATCAATTTGATTATTTAATCCGTTGAGTATATCCTTTATGGATCCTGCCAACCCATTTGTTAAGATCCCCTTCATATATTGAAGGATTTGATCCTCACTTGGGATTTGTTCAAAATTCCCATCAGAGCTATCATTCAATTCTTGTTTCGATTCATATCTTGCGATTATGGATCGAAGTTCGAATGGAGTCATAACTCCTAAGGAATAGCGAACACTTTCTGCAAAACTTCTAAATCTCCCTAAATAACTTAAAGTGTAATATCTTACGATTTTACCCTTCTTGTTATATAAAGGAAATTTATTTAACACTTTTAAGAAAATGTCGAATGAAGTTTGTGTACCTTCAAGTGGGACCTTTATCACATAATTTAATATCTCAGAATATAAAATTCTAAGATTATTATAATGTGTAAAGATTCCTCTCAATGGTAAACCAGATATTTCCGAACCTTTACTTATTCATCTCTTTGCAAATTCATATGTATCTTTTGACACATGTGTTTTTGCTTTAGAGACATCAACTCCCATCCTTTTCATTAGACCTCTATAAATAGAGGCGACTTTGTTGTCTTTAATTACAACATCATCACCTAATATTATATATTGGTCAAATGTTAATGTTTTGTATGCCTTATAAGCACACCAAGCAATTAACATATGATGAGTAAGAGTGAAAGTTGCTCAGGAGCTATAAGCACCCATTGGTTGACCGACCTGATATTTCAGATCAGTCTTTCCATTTGGATGTCTATAATCTCTTGAAATAAGTAAATGAGATCAACTTGATCCAAAAGATTTATCCTGATATATTTCAGAGATTAATCTTTCTTGCAAGTTGATTGGAAATCTATCTGTAGCAGAGGACAGATCTAAAGAATAGAAATTATCTTTAGATGTATTTCACTTGTGTCTCGGATCTTGAGTATAAGTTCTATCACATGGTAACTTGCTTAATAATTTAAGTAAATCATCATGTATAGGTCGTAAGGCTAATTGACTATGATAATCAACCATAGCAATAACCCTACGCTTACATTCAGGATCCTTCACAATTGATAACTTTCCATTAGGTCATCTATCTTTTCCATAAGATAGTTCCATATTCTTTAAAAAAGGAGTATGGAAAAGGTCTTTAAAGCCTTCTTTCATAATGGTCATTATCGAAATAATCAAATCTTGTTTATAAAAAAGATGAGATCACTGAGAAGCTCATGTTGACTTCCCGGATGGTCCACCTTTTGTACTCAAGTAGTGATTATCAAGTGAATATATAGGTTTACTTAACCTAAAATCATGTAACAGTACTCATCGATTGATAAATCAAGAAGGAATAATCCCTTTTGATGTACCAGTAAATGGATCTGTTATTGATTCTGTGTTAAACTTGATTTTACTATCTTCTAACTTAGAAGGTTTTAACCCTCTAGTTAAAAGAAGTAGAGTCATGACA